ATTGAGAAGTGTTCATAAGGTGCAGGTATTGAGCTCCACAATGCCTCCGTCCTCTGTCACATAGACAAAGTAGGCAAGGCTTGGAGGTAGTTCATTATTTAAGGTGATCATGCTGGCTGGAATTTAGAATCCCGGATTGGATCTTCTGTGATCTGCTCAATGTAGGTCACTTTTGATCCATCAGAATTGATTTCCAAGTTCATCGGAATGTATGTGTCCGATCCCCAGCTGGCTGCATGTGAAAAGCTGATGCGCTTATCCAGCTCTATCTCATAGTATTGAACAGGGCGCGCTTGCTTCTGAGCCATACGCAAAGCACTGCGGTGCAGAAGGCTGTCTCCGTCCCAGTTGCTAGGCACAAGTGTAGCCACTCCTCTGGGCTCCAGATAGAAGGTGCGAAGCTGCTGAGCCACTGGTGAGCCGTCTGTCTTTTCTCCTATGGTCACAAAATAGTCCCGATCAATTCCGTTCCGGCTTGCTCCGTTATCAATGTGGAAGACGGTCTGATCAGGCAGATCTCCATGGTAGTAGTACTCAATGCTGGAATCAATGCGCTCCACCTGGATCCCTGCATAAGGTCCGCCAGTTTCTACAATGGTGTATGTGATATACAAAGGAGCAATTCCTGCCTCTGGAAGGTCTGAAGTGTGGAAGTTGGTGATGGCAAAAGGTAAGCCTGCCACAATAGCCTCAGAGCCTCCAAGGTTCTCAATGCTGTCCTTGTGATTGTTTACAATCTGGAACTGGCTCAGGGTGGTGGTCCAGCTCGTGCCGTTATAGTAGTAAGCTCCTACACGAATCACCGCGAAGATGTCAAAGAATACATCTGTGCGTGGTGTAGATGGATCCACACGGAAATATGCGACCATTGAGGCATACCCATCTAAGTGATTGGATCCAGTAGGAATGACATCACCCACATAATAGTTCAGGCGTGGAGCTTTGGTGGATATCAATGCAATTCTGTCCTGTGTGACTGTTGTAGTCGTTTTTAAGGACCTAACTGCTGGCAGATACATCTCAGTACCCCCTGCAATGACATTCGCGCTCTGAGAGCTTGTATATGCGAAGGAGGTGACATAATCACCAGCCCAGTCATAAGCATGCCACTGGCTGGGTGTGTCAATAGCAATTTCTCTGACTACCAGGTACCCCTTCTCTTGGTACATGCGCAGTCCAAAGATTGTCAGGATCTGATCAATCACGCTGCGATATGTTTGCCATTCTGGATCATCTGCTTGGTAGTACAGTCCTTCCTGCAAGGTCCCGGTCCAGTAGAGTCCCTCTTTCCCGCTTCCAGCGTTTGCAGCTTTCAGCGTATTGGCCACAAGAAGGCCATCCCAAAGGCGTGAGAATTCCAGGCGGTTAAGGATTTCCATAATCTGGTTCGTGAATGCTTTCACATTCGTGTAGACATACTCATTGGCCTGGAAGTCCAGCATGCCAAATCCATCCCCAAAAGCCAGCGTGATGAATCTCTGCCCATTGATCACCTCAATGCTCCCAAGGTCTGGGATTGCGTACCCAGCCCATTCCAAAGAGAGGCCGTTGTACATCTTTATCCATACACCTCCGCGAGCATTCTGAAGATAGGTCCTCAGATAGGCGTCAGACATGACAAGAGTCAGATCCAGGCGCGAAGGGATGATGCCTGGAGTATTGGTATCCTGTCCCTCATAACGCAGAGACCAGTTGGCCACTGTCTCCTCATAGCCCTGAAAGCCAGGAGCAGGCGAAAAGCCTGGACTGAATTGGTCTGTGTCGTAATAGATGGAGAAGAAGTAACCATCGAAGGATCCATAAGAAAGACGCTGCACTGCCATTATTTTCCTCCGTTTCGTGCAAAGTCAAAGTTGTTGCGATCGTAGGACATCTTTATGTCACGCCCGCTCAGTGTGGTGGTACCTGATTCTCCACCAAAGGCAAAGCCTGTGAACTTACCAGCCATTTGGAAAGCAGTCGCAAAGCTCTGGGTGTTACCAGTCACAGCCACTATGGCAATGGCCAGGGCTGCTGTTGCAGCTGCTGCTGCGATCATCTTGGCAATGTATGCCTTGAGTCCCTCAACCATCACCTTGAAGAAGTTTTCCCCTCTGATGATGGAAGCGTCAAAGCTTGCGCTGAGGATATCACCAAACTGCTCCCCAATAAAATTGACCACGCGCATCTGCTCTGCCCATTCATATGTGGTCTTATTGAGTCCCTTCATGGACTTATTCCACATGTCCAAAGATCCTGCTGCATATTCTCCCTGACGGATGATTCCAAATACAGAAGGATCTGGTTGATACAATGGGATGGCAGCTGCCTCTGTGCTCTTGAGTCCCTTGTCCTCTGGCATAAAGGTGCCGAACTCTAGCTTGATTTTGCTAACTTTTTTTAGCTCCTTGTGCAGGTCCTTTGCCTCAGCTACAGCTGTCTGAAATCCTTCTCCCACTCTGGCAGCTTCATTGCCAAGGGTTGCAGCTTCACGCCCGGCAGCTTCTGCTTCAATCCCCATGCGAATGAGGGCTCCGTTGGCAGTGTCCAGATAAGAGGCGTAATATGCCAGCTTCTCAAAGAAAGTAAGCTGTGAACTGAAAAGGCGGTTGATATGCCCAAGTGCAGTATTCAACCAGCCAAGCACTGCCTCATAAACAGGAAGGAGCTTCTGGCCCAATTCCGTTTTTATGTTCTCCAGTGCTGCCTTCTGCTGGAGGAGTCGGTCTTGTGTAGTGAGTAGAGTATTATTTGCCCCACCCATTTCTTGCTGGATGATACGGCCGACGGCCTCGGCAAATGTTCCGCCCTTCTTGAGCTCTTCCTGCACTGCTTTAGCTGAGATACCCAAATTGTCCAGGATCATGGTTGACTGACGGCCCACACCTTTCACAATGCTGTCCACCATGTAATCAACACTCTCACCCATCTCATTAGCCTGCTTTTTGGCATATGAGAGGTATTTGGTAAACTCCTGAATAGGTATACCCAGCTTCTCAGCTGTTACAGCTTGGCGCATGAGCTCCAAGTCGCTGACGGTGCCCTGTACGGAGGACCGCAGCTGCTCCATGTTCGCAGCATTACCAATGCGCTCAAAAGCGGTGGCAATGCCTTCGGCCTTCATGGCCAGGTCTAAGGATTCAGAGACGAATTCCTGGATCTGGCTGACAGCAAAGGAAGCACCAATAAGACCGCCAAGGTTCTGGAATTGTTTTGAGATGCCTTTGATAGAATTGTCCACCTGGGTGATACCCCTGCGGAATTCATTCACATCCATTCCCAGAATGACCTTACTCCTTATATCTTGCGCCATGTGCTTTCAGGAATTCTTTGAATCCGTTGTTTTTCTTCTCATTTTCAAAGCGCATCAGTTCCGTCTCCGTGATTGTGCGCTTCACGCTCTTGCCACTTATATTGACCAGGACTGTGGCCAGCCATCTGGTCCGTTTCCATTGATCCTGATACCCTTCAAGGCCGTGTTTTATTACGGCTTCAAATTGGGCCTTAGTCAGGCTCATGGCATCTGCTTTGTTCAATCCCAGCCTCCCGATCAGGAGACCCAGCATATCTACTGGGCCTCCCTCGGGGAAAAAGGGCCGTTCAAGGCACTACTGATCTCGGAGACATCCTTTGCGGAGATCTCTTTCTTGAATTCGTCAAAGCTGGGCCGGTCATCCTTATCCCAGTATTCCTGAGCATAGACCAGGTAAATCATGTCCGTCATCTTGGGCGTTCCGATTTCTGTCATGCTCTTGCCAGTGATTTCCTCATAAAAGAGGGCTGCGCCTAATGTAAACTGTGCCATTTTCCCTTTGGTTTATTAGTTAGTGCCTACCGTCCAAGCTCCAGTGCCCTGTAGGCTGAAGCTATATGTGCCGTTCTCTTTGTCTGGAAATGAAGCTGAGAGCTGCGTCAAGATAGCTGCACCTTCAATCTTCGTTTCACCAGTTGCGGGCGTAGTAGTGCCAGCAGCGCACTGGGTGATCTTGATGTCTACCTCTGCGCCAATAGAAGCATAAAGATCGTCTGGGTTCCAGTTGGTAGCGTCATCATCACCGAACAAAGCGGATCCAGAGATGGTCCAGTTCTTAGCACTTGCCACATAGCTTCTGAACAAAGCGTCGTCTTTGCTGGTCACCTCGCGGGTTTCAGCGTTCATTTCAAAACTAGCGTCCGACTCCAGCGCAAAGCCCTTATAAGTGCTACCGCCGTCGGTTGAGAGTAAGATGCGGATCTCTCCGCCGGAAATTGATGCCATAGTATTATGGATTTAGAATGAATAAAAAGTCAGCTGCCAGCAGTATGCGCTGGTTTACATCGTCATAAAAAAACTGAACACCGTCCAATGTGGCGGTGAGGTAGTCCACATCTGTCTTTATCAGATCGCGGATAGTGGCGAGCTCTGCCTGGGCATCGTCTGCATCGGCAAAGTGTAGAAAGAGCGTGGCGTTGATATTTTCCTGAGGCTCAAGGTCCTTGTTCTCGGTGATATCAATGCTCTGGATCTGGATGACAATGTGGTCATCTGTGATCCCTTGCGGAGCAGCTATAGCAAACACATCGGCTGTGCTTGAAGTGTTGACCGCGTCAAAAACGTACTGG